CTTCCACGGAATTTCCATCCATCTCCTGATTTCTCATCCCCATTACCCATTCTAGAGGCATACACCCTATTGGCTATTTTCTCTGGCTGTTTTGCATATGAAGTTTCAAGATCACCTGGAAAGTATTTTCCAAATATCTTTTGCAGTCCATCTACAGAGTAGTTTAGATTTTCTGTAAAGATTTTAAACCCTCCTGTTTCATGTGATGTCTGTCCAAATAGATGTGCAGCTCTTACTGGTGTTAGTTTAAAAAACTTTATGGCAGCCTTATATGATGTTGGACCAAAGTCTCCATCAGGAGTTACTCCTATTTTTGTTTGTAGTGCTTGTATGCTCATTAGACTTCTGTATTATCTTCAACAAAGAAGCTAGTTATTATTTTTCCTAATATTCCACATATCATAGAGATGGTAGCTATAATAGGTTCATCCACATATGCAGTATATCCTGTAATCGTTGTTGAGATAATTAATAATGCATTTCCTATTTGTCTCCATAATTTTGGTGTAGGAGATGTTAATCTTTGTAGTAGTTTCATAGGGTATTTTATTTAATGTATACCTATAAATAGTCACAAAAAAAAGAGGCCTAAGCCTCTTTACTATTTAAGTAGAATCTAATTTATAACTCAGAATTCAACCCTTTTAATTCCTTTGGAAGGAACTCTGTATTAACATGGCCGCAGGCCTTACACGCAAATACCGGAATAGGCATGTAGGTTGTTTGCCCTGTTCCTGTAAGTATCCCTGATGCTTTTCTGATGTGAAGAGCTTCTTCAAAGAAAGTCTTTGTACATTTCTCGCATTCTACCGGAAGTGTTTGGTCAATCGATAGATTCATTCTTGGTTGTTCCATTTTGTTTTATATTTTATTACACAACTCATCTACCTTTATAATATCTGCTGCTAATTGAAAAACCGCTACAGCATTCATGTTTGGTGCATCTTTTGAAATTTTCAATACCTGCTTTAGTAAAGCACTTCTTAGCTTAGCTTTCTTGGATGCCTGTAGTATTTCTACAATAGAGAGTATACTTCGCTGATGCTCTGAACTTACTGCAGAGGTTTCTTTCTCCATTAACTCGTAGTATTTGGTAACTGAGTCTGACATTATATGTTTGTTTTAGGGGCTTTTGGATAATATTTCTTTTTTTTCTTAAGTTTGTCGATAGGAAACTCTGGTTTGCTTTGCTTTACCTCTTTTAATACGTCTGCATCAATAGTTGCCTGTGATGGGAGCACTTTTGAAGTACGTACTACTTTGTCTACAAATTCCGGTTCTATTACTTCAATTTCTATGGCTACCTTTGGCTTGGCTTTCTTGTCTACTACCGGCCTTAAGTCTTTGTTGTATAATTCCTCTGCAAGTTTGATGTTGTCCAATTCCTCCTTAGAGTAAGCCGGTGGTGTGTACGGTTGGCTGTCATTTCGATCCTTCCCTCTTTGTAGTAGGTACGATATTAGTCCTCCAACTACGATAATTAATACTAGTAGTATTGCTATAAGTCCTGTGCTCATGTTTTATATTTTTTAAATTTGCGCGTGATGGTTTGAGTGAGGAGGCTTTTTACCTCCTCTCCTCTAATTACCTGTTTTATTTACTCTCTGCTGTAGAAGCTTTTCTGTAGTCTGTGATTAGTTTTTTAACCTCTCCGATAGATTTTCTTGCTCCTGCTTGTGATTTTTTAGTAGCTCCATTATGGCTTGCTACAAAACTTTGATACAATTCATCGATTTGTTCGAATAATTCTTGCTTGTTCATTTTTTTCTTGTTTTTGATTAATATTACATAAACTGAGAAGGATCAATCTCCTCTTGTTTATCTTTTGGTTTTAAATTTGTAATAACACATTCTGTGATTAACATTGTTCCGGCAACTGATGCTGCATTTTCTAAAGCTAGTCTTGTTACTTTAGTTGGATCGATAATTCCTTCTGCTAACATGTCCACATACTCCCCTACTCTAGGATTGAAGCCTTGCCATTTATCTCCGTCGCCTAGGTATTCCATTCTTTCGTTGATTGCTTCTTGGGACTCTCCTGCATTTAAAAGTATTTGTTCGAATGGCTTTCTGATTGCCCTCATTACAATATTGATACCTTTCTCTTGGTCTGGATGTGTTGTGATATCTCCTTCTAGGATCCCTGCTAAGTAGGCTGATGCATTCAGTAAGGCAATTCCTCCTCCAGGTAAAATACCTTCCTGTAAAGCTGCTTTTGTTGCATGAAGAGCATCATCTACTCTATCCTTCTTTTCTTTCATTTCAACTTCAGTATGACCTCCAACATGAATCATAGCTACTCCTCCGATAAGTTTTGCTAATCTGTCTTGTAGGATTTCAATCTCATAAGGTGAAACTGTATTCTCGATTTGTTCTTTTAACTCTTCGATTCTTTTTGTAATAGCTTCTTCAGATCCTTTACCATCTACAATGGTAGTATCATCTTTCCCTACTGTTACTTTTCTTGAATTACCAAACCATTCTAAATTGAATTTGTCTAGCTTCATTCCTTTCTCCTCAGATACAACTGTACCTCCTGTTAGAGCTGCAATATCCTCTAGCATAGCTTTCTTCTTGTCACCAAATTCAGGAGCTTTAACTGCTACTACTCTAAGAATTCCTCTCATCTTATTTACAACCAATGTTGATAAAGCTTCTCCATCAATATCATCTGCAATGATAAGTAAGTCTTTATTTTGCTGTGATACTGATTCTAGTAGTGGAAGTAATTCTTTGATTGATTGAAGTCTTTTATCTGTTATAAGGATTAGAGGATTATTCAATACCGAAGTCATAGTATTGTTATCTGTAACAAAGTATGGAGATTTATATCCTCTATTGAATTGCATACCCTCTACAGTCTCTAAATAAGTTTCTCCTGTTTTAGATTCTTCAATAGTAACTAATCCATCTCTTCCAACTTTATCCATTGCTGTTGCAATTAGATTACCTACTTCTGGATCGTTATTACCTGAGATTGTTGCTACTTGTTTGATTTGTTCTTCTTCAGTAACTTCTTTGGAATACTCCTCTCTAAGGTACTTAATTACTTCCTTAGTAGCAATATCAATTCCTCTTTTGATTTCTACTGCATTTGAATTTTCTAGTTCAGACAATCCTTGACTATAGATTTCTCTTGCAAGGAGTGTTGCTGTTGTAGTTCCATCTCCAGCTAATCTAGCTGATTCGATTGCTACTTGTTTTACAGCTTGTGCTCCAGTATTTTCGATTGGATCTTCCAATTCTACTTCTTTAGCCACTGTTACACCATCTTTTGTTGATGTTGGATTACCTCCTTGTTGTTGAATAAATACATTTCTACCTGAAGGTCCTAATGTACATACTACTGCATCTGCTAGTTGATTTACTCCTGATAGTAATTTCTCTCTAGCATCTTTTGAAAAACTGATTTGTTTTGACATAACTACTCTTGTACTTTTTTGATTGTTGCTAAAATTTCTCTGTCTGGAAGTATAAAGTATTCTTGGCCTTCGAAGTCGATACGGATTGTTCCCATTTTAGGAATCAATACAACATCTCCTACACTTGCCTCTACTCTGATAAATTGTCCAAATTCAGACTGGCGTCCTGGACCTACGGAAACTACTTCACCCATTTCTGGTTTTTCTTTTCCCATATCCGGAATGATAATACTTCCGAATCTCTCCTCTCCTGATTCAACAGGCTTTACAATAACTCTGTCGCTGTTAGCTGATAACTCTTGTGACATAAACTTAATTTAATTAATAACTTATTTTAATAATATATGAATAAATATCTAAGGAAACAACTTCTAATGACCTTCAGCGAAATTATTTGCTATTTGCGGTGGTGCTTTTAAAGTTACTCCTGGAAGCTTTGTTGTATTCTCCATTAACTCTTGTACATATGGCATGAACATTTCTGCTTGATCTTCTCTGATGTTAATGATTAGCTGATCATGAATCTGTGCCTGTACTCTTGCATCTAATCCTAACTCTTTTGCCTTTCTATTAATCTGTACTGCTGCTCGATTCACTACTGCAGCAGCTAAACTCTGAAGTTGATAATTTAGGCAGTTGTTTAATCCATTTCGATAATCTCTGTACATTTGCATTACAGGCTCCTTTCCGTACTGATCCTCTAGACTCTTTCTAAATCTCCAATCTAATACTTGATCTCCAAATTTTTCAAAGATAAGTTTTACTTTCGGTAAGTGTCTGATTCGCCCTACTCTATTTTGGATAAATCCTACCCTCTTTACTTGCTCTCTAGAATTAACTCTCCACTCTTTTAATTGAGGAAAACCATCTAGGTACCCTGCTACAAGAGTATCAGCTTCTTTTTGAGATATGTTTAAAGTTTTAGCTAGTGCATATGCTTCCATTCCGTATGCAATTCCTAACGAATAAGACTTAGCTTGATTTCTTTTTACTGGATCTAATTTTTTTAAGAAGATAGGAGATGTAGTATCAGGGGAAACACCATTTGGATACTTCACTTTATCTTGATCAAGCTTCTCAGTTCTAATAGCAACTGTAGAATAAAAATCCCATCCTTTGTCAAAAATCTCTTGAAGATTAATATCACCTGCTACAGAAGCAAAGCAGTGTGGTTCTAAGGAAGTATAATCATTATCAATCAATTTTCTACCTTCTCCTGCAATTAAAAACTCTCTTACTACATTTGTATACTTTACAAGTAGTGGTGTATCCTCTCCTTCTTCTTTAGGCTTTGGTAATTGCTGAGCATCTGATCCATATCTCCCTGATACTGTACCATGCTGCTTGTAGTAGAAATAGTACCTACCATCTTCTTGCCCATCTAAGAATCTATCGATATACGTTGACTTAATCTTTAATAGTTTATTGTAAGTTCTAAGGTTATTTGCCCATTCATATGTCTTGGATAACTCCTCTAACATATCCATATCGAATTGATCTTGACCTTTTTTAGTCTGAGTAAGAGGCTTAATTCCCATATACTTAAATGCAATTTCACCTAAGTGCTTTTTTGATTGAATATTTAAATAGTCTCCTTCGTTCTCATCCTTCCACATTGACATAGAAATTCTAACAACTTCCATATCGTCCAATAAAGTTAAGTCTCCTGTTAGTAAGAATTGCTTTACGTTACTGTCTTCTAACTCCTCGATAGCTTTTTTAGTCAAAGAATACTTCTTAGTTTTATCACTTCTCTCTAGAGGAAGAGAATGAAGCATAATTAAATTCTGTGCCCAGTTACCTTTATGTGAAGGTGGATAAGTATACAGTGCTGTATCCACTACCCATTCTTTAGCTTCTGGGATACTTAATATACTATCGATTACAATCTTCTTATTTGACTGTAAATCATTTATAATATCCTCCCTAGTCTTCTCCAATAATGGAAGATTTAATGCTACTCCTAGTTCCTCCATAGGAATAGTTACTTCTTTATAAAGAGGCATTACTTCTTCTTCAAAGAAGAATTTTTCTAATCCTTCTGCCTTTAACACTTTTAGGAAGTGATTACAAACCCTTAGGGTTAAATCTGTATCGGCTGCTGCATACTTGGACAGGATTGCCATGTCTGCTTTAAAAATTTCATAGAGATCTTTTGTGGTTGATCCTCCGTTTGCTTTAATCGATTCTTTTAATTCTACTTGTTCTTTATTAGCTGCTTCTTGTACATCTAATCCAATCTCTTTCTGAATAGAAATTGCTAATGCCTTTAGTCCAAAGACTCCCATTCCAGCTCCTTCTTCTTGTACTGTATGAACAAGGAGAGCTGTGTCTACCCATAGATCCTCTAATAAAGATATTCCGTAATAGTTTTTAGTAATACGGCAGTCAAAAGAAGCATTGTGCATTACTAGCTTCTTACCCTTAAGCAGCGGGAGTAACTTTTTAGTAATGTCATGTGCTCCTTTTCCTCCGATATTACATTCCTCTAACTGATTTGTTTCCGTATTCCATTTCTGAGTTGGAAGATAAAATCCTACTCCTTCTTCTCCTGATACAGACCATCCTACAACTTGATCTCTTCTTACATTCAGTCCAGTTGTTTCAGTATCATAGGAAATAACCTCCGACTGATTAATATGTTCGATAAGGAGGTTGACTGTTTCTAGAGTGTCAACATGGTAGTACTTTTTTTCTATTTGCATAACTTATTTTATATATCTTAAGATAAGAAAAGAGCTGCATTTAAGCAACTCTTTTTATGTTTATTTTAGATTCCTTCTCCGTAAAGGTCGAATGTTTCTGGTGGTGGCGGTGTCCAAGTAACCGTCTGAGTTCTTATAGCATATAGTTCTCCTTTTAGAGGTTCTAACCTATAAGCTCCTTTAAACTCTGTTGCTCTCATATAAGCTGATAGTGTTGGCACTAGTCCTTCAATTGCTCCAGCAGGAAATCCTTTCCACTTTCCTACCCATCTATCTCCTGGCGGGAATCTTTGGGCAATAAGCTCTAGTACTTCTTCTTGTCTTGAATTTGCTTCCACTATTGACGTAATGTTTTTGCCATTCTACAGTTAATATCTGTAAAGAATCCTGGCACTAAGTGTTTATGTGAAGCTCTTATTGGATTAATATCTAATCCTCCTCTACGAGTGTAAAGACAAGCTACCATTAATTCTTCTGGCTTATAAGCTTCTTTCAAGTGCATGTATATCATTTCACAGATCTCTTCATGAAAGTGACTTACTTGTCTATGGCTTACGATATATTTTGCTAATGATTCTAAATCAGGAACAACTCCTACTGGTGTTTTAATGTGAATAAATACATCACCCCAGTCTGGTTGATTTGTTACTCTACAATTTGATCTTAAGAGATTTGACTGTACTTTTATTACCCCAATGTCGAAATCATCTGATACTTCTTCTGCCTGTAGTTGAGAGGCATCTGAATGATAAGAAGTAAATTCAATTTTGTTTAGATCTACTAATGCTCCAAGATCTGCATACCCTTTGAATGAATATGTAGGAGTAAAGTCTGATGTAAACATTGCTACTTCTACATTTGTTTGTAGTAATTCTGATAGATCTTTCGATACTCTTTCTTCTAATAGTCTAATACATTCTTGAGCTGTATCTCCCATTTGAGTCATATTGAATGAATTCAAATACAATTTAATTGATTTAGACTCTACGTGAAGTTTTGAATCTGCTGGATACCAGATCTTTAACATTCCGACTACTGGAAGTCCTTTTGTTGTGATTGCAGATACTTCGTATGCATTCCAAACATCTCCTCCTACGAATGGTAGGTTATTATCATCTATTCCATACGCTTCTCTATTCAAGTAACGTGGAATCTCTACCAATAGACTTGGATCATAAGTATCGCTATAACCTGCTCCACCTACTTGTCCTAGATGCTTTCCTGCAATCTTTACAACTTCTGCTTGATTTAATTCTTGTGTCATATTATTTTATATAGTTTAATATTTGTTCAACTCTTTGATTAGGACTTCCTGTTACTGTTAGAAAATCCCCTCCAGCAAACTTAATTGACTTTAAGTTAATCTGAAATTGCTTATCAATTGCTTCTCTCCATCCTTCGTTTACACTTCTTACTCCATCGTCTACAGAAGCAAATTCGATAGGGAAGTAAATAAAATGTGTGTATTGATGCCTAACTCTTATCCAAGTGTCCAATATGTAATCATATGCGCTAGTAGATAAGTTATCCATATAGGTAGAGTATACTACCAAATCCAAATAACATCTATCTAAGATTACATCCTTAGGAGCTAATAAAGCCTCTAAATGGAAAGAAGAAATAGCAAGCTGTGTTTCAGAAGTTCCTGCTTCGTTAATAGGAAATCCAAACTTACCAACTGTTCTTGTTGATTCATTTATAAAATCATACTCAGGTAATTTACTTTTAAGTAATTCATATACAGTAGTTTTTCCTACTGATGATGCTCCTACTAATGCTATTCTTTTCATAACTAATTTTTTAAGAAATCTACCCAAAGACTTACTGATATACTATGTAAGATATGAAATAATTCTCCTATTTCCAACCCTTTTATAGAAACTTTTCTACTACGAAGTATCTCTCCTTCGTCAACTCCTTCTGTTACTCTATGAATAACACATCCGGAAGACTCTAATCCTAAATCAAAAGCTTTTTGCTGAGGGTCTTTTCCTTTTAGTTCTGGATATTCAGTTATAAGTCCTGGATGTCCGTTATATATTTCAAATCGATTACAGATATCCGGAGGCATAATTCGTAACCATCCATGAAGAGTTACTATAGGATCTTTGTACGCACTTAGTATTAATCCTAATTCTTCTTCTGAAGGTTTATTATCTACAAAGATCAAATGCCTGTTCTCTAAAGCAGGATGTATCTTTCTTAAATGATCTGGTCTTTCATTTGTAATAATAAGATCAGGCCATCTTCCTAAAAGCTTTGACACTTCTACGATCTCTGATCCTGTTTGACTAAAAAATGCTATCCAAGGTCTAATCTTCATCTATTCTTTCTATTATTTCATCTTCATTCATAGTATAAAAGACTCCTTCATGAGCAGCATATAGACCTGAATGATCTCTAATACTATATCTTAGTTCTCCTTTTAAATTATATGTTCCAAAGACAGCTCCTTCTCGGATACCTTCTCCTAAATGATTAAACCGAACTTTTTCTCCTACTTTATATTTTGCTTCCATTTGTAAACCATTTGAACTTGTTAATATTATATAGTATTGGATTAATATCTTCTACCTGATGATTTATTAATTCAAATAGTTTCTGAGATTCTTTTGACCATAATCCATCTTCTCTATACTCAATTCCTTTTATTCCATGTACAACTGGTGAGGAAGTATCTAAAGAATATAACCAATCATACTGAGAGTATAGAGAGAATTCTTGAGGTAATGAGCATCCTAGTAAATGATGCGGCTTGTTCGTATTTATTATACCGTCTCTCAATAAGTCTCCCAGTAACTTAGCCCTTCCCATAGCCCAGCTAACATACTTATTAGGATGAGGAAAACTCTCTGTATAATACGAATAGTCAAAGGAAATTGCAATCATATCTACATCTGCAATCTTATCCATATACTCGTAACAAGACTTGATTTGCTGATATGTCTTTCCTTGAACAACTCCTATTTTCTTTCCAGGAAGATTTTTGTACTTTATATTCCATGTAGCCATTTGACTACAGGTCTTTTTAGCATCTTCTAAAGCATCTGGTACGATATACCAGTCTGGCTTTAATTCTAATACCCATCCTGCAAACTTTTCTGCATCAAATGCCTCTTCTAATTCAAAGATAGAATTATCTAAAATAATTTCTCTTCCATTCTCTTTTGCTTCTTGAAATTGTTTGAAGTATTCAGGATCTTCTTCGAACAAATGCACAAGAGCATAATCCCCATCAGTAACTTTTTGAATCTCTTTAAATATACTTTTTGGAGCTTCGTGATAAATTTTTATTGCCATATACTAATTTACTTCTGGTGTTTCTAAATCTTCTGTTAATCCTCCGAGTTGTTCCTGGAGTAGTGTTAACGTGTCCTGTAGCTGTTGGTCAACTGACAGTTCTACTGCTTTATAAGCTTCTGCTGCCGGAACCATGAAGGTTTGCAGAGATTCTACAAAGACTTTATGCTCCTCTAAGTGGTCTAGTGCTTTTTGCATTACTCTCCTGTTATTTGTTTTAAATATGATTTCTGAATTTCTTTATCTGTGAAGAATTGTTTTAAGTCTGGACGGAAGTATTTTATATTCTTCATTACTTTTCTGTCTCTTGTTCTATAGACGATATAATAGTCTCCAACTTTTTCGTAATGACACTCCTCACCTTGCTCACTCGATCTTTGAATGACAGTTGCTTTAGCGTCTTCTTCTGTTTGGCAAGCTTTTGACATATTTGAAGCCTGTACCTCCTGGTATGCCGGCCATATCTTATCCTTAAGGCCATGTAGCATAGTACCGTTCCCAAGGGAAACATAAGCAATATCGCACAAAGCATCCAGAACCTCAACGATGTCTCCTCTCTCGCAAGCTTCTCTATATTCTTCCAATTCCTCAAGGATGAAATTGTATACAAACTCCCATTCTTTTCTTTCGGGGATAGTTGGTTCATAATTATTTGGTTTACCCATTACGGCATTAAATTCTTCGACTTCGTCTACGAAGGGTACTGAGTCTTTTATAAGTTTTTCAATTTCTCTTATTAAAGCTGCATTTTCATATTGCATACTCTCAATCATGTTACTTTTTAATACTGCTATTTTCTGTAGTATCTGTTCTTGATTTGTCATAACTTTATTTTTTTATTAATATAAGAAATTGGACCCGAAGGTCCAACTTTTTATTCCAATACTTTTAATATTTTCGATTGATTAACTCCTACTACTGTGAAGTTAGACTCTCCTTCGAACTCTGTATAGATTTTTGCTTCAGCATCTGTTGCTGAAATTGCATCCACTAAATAAAGTTCTCTTACTTTTTGAATACGACCTCTGTCGTTTTCGTGCTCTAGTTGCACTGTTACTTGCCAATAGTCCATTTTGTTTGATTTTAGTTATTTTTTCTATTTTGAAAAGATGCTACTGCTTCACACATTTGAAAGAAATATTCTTCAGGCCAGTTTGACTTTAATTTGTTTAAGTCTTTATGTACCCATTGTATGTTTCCTGTAACATAGCCTTTTTTACTATCAATCCTGTCTAAAGAAGCTGTACTCCTTTGATATCCATTCTTATTTAAGCTCCCTAACGATACATCTAATACAATAGGAAAGCCTGATAATGCACAAGTACCTTTTTGACTTTTGTAAAGATTCCATGCTTCTTCTATCGTAATTGTAAAGCTATATTTTCTCTGAGTAGCTCCTGCTTTTATACTTCTCCATAAGTCCCCTGAGATGTCTTTATATCCTTTCCAGTTTTTAGACCGTCTTATAATCCTTTGGTTTAAATCTTCAAACTGTTTACCAGCAGCAGCTCTTCTTACTTCTCTTAACTTTTCTGCTTCGGCTTCTCCATATCTTTCTTTATAAGATTTTCCCTTACTTGATTTTGAGATTGCTTCTACAGTTTCTTTTGAGGTCATTAAACTTCCTGGGAATAGTCGAATATATTCTTCTAATTCTGTCTGATGCTTATCTCTTAGATGAGAGTTTGTTACTTTTTTAAACTCTTTATTACATAATTTACATGTTACCATCACTATCTTTTTTATAATAAATAGTGATGATTTCACAAACCAACTTTATTTACTCGGCTTTTTTATACCCTCTTGTAAATTCATAAAACTCTGCCCTTGCTGAATCTTCCTCTAAAAAACATCCAGATAATTGAGCTGTTTTCATTGAAGCTCCTTGGTGTTTAATTCCTCTACAAGATACACATGCATGAGTGGCTTCTACCATTACTGCTACTCCTAAATTTCCTTCACAGATCTTATCTACTGCATTATGAATTGCAACTGTTAATTGTTCCTGTATCTGACCTCTTCTTCCAAAGTGCTCTACAATTCTATTTAGTTTTGAAAGCCCTACTACTTTTCCAGTTGCTGAAGAGATATAGGCTATATGTACATTTCCTCGGATCAAGCCATGATGATGACTGCACATAGATGTTAAGGGAATACCTCCTTCAAATACAATCCCAGAGTATCCATCGCTTGGAAATGCAGTTATCCTGTCTAAAGCTTCATAACGTCCCTTAAACAGATCATTTACATAAGCCTTTGCAACTCTTTTAGGAGTATCAGATGAATTTGGATCATTCTTCCAATCACATCCTAAGGCTGAAAGGAAATTACCAAATGCTTCAGCAGCATCTTCAATAATGTATTGCTTTTCTAAATCAGATAATCTTGCTTCCGGACCATCTATTAATTGTTTTTCTGCTAATTGTGTTGAAATACCATTAGCGAATCCAGCTTGTACTAATTCTGTACCGTCGATAAATTTTTTGTTTGACATATAAGTGTTTTTATGGAGGTTCTACGACTCCGTTTTATTTAATATAACATTTTTTACTGTATTCTACAACTACTTTTTTAAATAATCTTGAACAGCTTCTGAATCTTTTCTCTCCCAAGGGTATACTATCCACTCTGTTCCTACTTCTTTTGAGTAGAAATCAGGAGTAAATATTGCTGTTTTCTTATAGTGAAGTGTTGCTGTATAGCCTGCTACTGTCTTTTTTAGCGTCTCTCCGCTATCACAAATATCATCTACAACAAGAGTATCTTTATTGATTTTCGTTACGTAAGGAATGTTTAGTTTATGTGAGATCATAACTGCCGGGACTAGTCCTCCTCTTTCAATTCCCGTTATTGATTTGATTTGAGCTCCTGACTGTCTAATTGTAGTGCATAAATCCTCAACTAAGATGTTTATGTCATCCCAGCATAGGTATATTTTATTTCCTATTTTTAGTGCCATTAGACTTTTGCTATTGTTATTCCTTCTACTCCTACTACTAGTAGTTGTGAGATGATTTCATCTGCTGGTACTTCTGGATTGTATTCGTCTAGTACATAGTTTACTAATTCATCTACTGATACTTTGTCTTTGAATCCTGCTTTACCTGAGTCACTTGGTATTAATACTAAGTCTAATCCCAAGTTTAGGTTATATTGCAGTTTGTAATCCCAGATGTACAGTCCATCTGCTTTAGGATATGATTTTGTTAAATCTCTGTCTCCTGATAGGTCAATTAAATCTTTTAGTGTCATAACTTTGTTTATTGGTTTATTTTATATTTTTGTTTTCCGTCTACTGATTGTGCCGATATTTCTCCGTTTGCTAAAACTGTTAGTAGAAGTCTGTAAGCTTCCCATAAGCAATTTTTTACCTGTAGAGTATCTAGGTCTTTATTCTTCCATAATGTATGAAGAACTCTCAATGTTTCAAATTCTGTTGCTTTTACTACCATTATACCTCTCTTTGGTCTTCAAATGCAATAATGTGCGGTCTCCAGGTTAATCTATACCCGTTGTCCCTAACCCAATCAAACATTTTTGGATATGATTTGAATAAAGCTTCTCTTGAATCTCCAGCTGGCATGAACCATACTTTGTCCTGAGGAATATCTAATATTTTTATTAATCCCATTATCTCTTTTAGAGCTTGTTGATCCTCTCCATCCCATACTGGCTTCAAATGATAATCAGAATGGTATCGAATTGATTTAGATATTGCATCATAATTTAATCTTAACTTGTTATGCTGCTTGATCATTCTTTCGTCAACCACATCTCCTTGAGGTGTGAGAATACCAACTTTAGGAATAGAATTAGAGAACTTAGGGGAGATTGATAGTAGATTAATTGGGTAATCTGTTTCAAGAAAATGACTTCCTTCGGTTTCAATCGTAATGAAAATATTTCTTTCATGTGCAAAATGTGTTAATTCATTTACTAATGCCGGATGCATTGTAGGTGATCCTCCTGTTAACATCATTTCTGTGATGTGAGGATTTGCATCATACATGTTTATAATATCTTGAAAACTGATATGTCCTTTCTCAGGATGTATACTAGTGTACCAAGAATCGCACCATCCACCATCACCAAACCAACATCTGTGAGTACAGCCTGTTGTTCTGATTACCACTGTTGGATAACCTGCTCTACTTCCTTCTGATTGTACTGCTGTATAAAGCTCTACAATTGGTAATACTTTATTATAATCTTCTATTCTTTTCATTATACTTCTAAGTAAACTGAGCTATTATTATCATTCTCCCAACACTCTACTCTTGTAACTTTAACTCTTCCTCCTCCAGTTTTAGATAAAACATCATTGAATTTTTCAAATGTCATTCTAGCTGCAGATTCTGCTCCAATTTTATCCATTGGTACAAGTTTACACAAACCCTCTATGGCTGCTGATTCAAAGAAGTCAAAATAAGGATCATCTTTTTCAATTAATAAAGTATGGTCCCACATATCATTCATCCAATCCTTTAATCCATTTCCTGTTGGTACTGGTTTA